CCAGATAAACCCTGCGGCTTAATCCTTCATCGAAGGCTTCCCATACGTGATGCGTGCATTGTCCCTGCCTATACGCGGGTGCCATATAAGTCCACTTCATTGTCTTACCGCCCTTTCAATCGCATCCACGATAATCTGTGACATGCTGGTATCGGTGTTGATAGCCTTGAGTTGCAAGGCTTTCTTGGTTGTGGGCGAGAGATAGACCATCACTGGCTTTAGCCCCTCCCTGGTATTGGGTTTGGTTTGGGTTTTCACTGTGCTTGTGTCCTTTCGGTTAAGTTGCGCCGCACATCTTCTGGGAGCCTATTCCAAGGTTCTGTATCCCACTTGATTGGCAGATTTGCCGATCTCAGCCATATTGCACACTGTTTTCTAGTGGCAATCGTCCAATCCTTTGCGGTGATAGATCGCACCGTATTATTGGCGCAATCAACACAAGTTCGGGCGTTACTAATAGCGTGAATACACATTGCTTTGGGTTGACGGTCTCTATCGGTTGCCATCACTAAACCCCTTTCAATTCTTTATGGTTAAGAACGTCCAATGTAGGACGTTAGACTATGGCGGGTTACGTACCGCCCCTGAGTACCACCTCAGACGCAATGCCAGCGTGAGGCGCGCTAGGCAGAGATTAGCTGCTCCCGAATCCGCTCAATCGCCTTATAGCTCACTACATGGCAACCCGCGTGCACCGTGCCATTGGCATCAATCGAGTCAATCTGATAATGCCCTAGGTGGCAGGTATGCCCATTGCGCTTCCAAGGCTCTCCAGCCGCTCTCACAGCTTCCACGAGTACCAATCCCCTCCGCGCGTGCTCTACGGGGAACCTAGCGCCTCTGGACGTTTCCACTTCGCCATCCTTGACGCGCAACATCGTGTCGATTCCATAGGGCAGATTGGCATATTCCCCTTTGAGCCACTTCTGAATCGCATCTGCATACTCGCGCTCTTGTTTTGCCTTTGCATCCTTTGTAGCCTTTGCTTTGCGCGCGGCATCGGCATTGACGGCAGCTTTTACCGCGTCCAAGTCTGTTGCGATGTTGCGCACCTTGAGGCGCAGCCCGTAGAACTTCGCAAACGTCAGCGCCTCATTGCGAATCTCAGCGGCTCTGCCCAATTCGTAATTGCGCGAGTAATCTGCCCTAGCCTTTGCAGCTTTGCGCTCGTGCTGGTCAATTCGCTCGTTGTAAACCCTGATAGCCGCCTTTGCATCGAATCCGCGCCATTTGTTCAAATCTCCAAGGTCTACATGGAACACTTGAACAGACTTCGGAATTGAGTACGCTACGTTGCTTACATGTCCGGAAGTGGTTACGCTATAGTGGCGAGTGGTCAAGAGAATTGCCTTTTCTTTTCTCTTGTTCGTCACATGGGTTGCGATGGGGAAGTGCTGGCCGTAGCTGTATATCGTTGGTCCTTCAAAGAATAGACTTCCGGTTGAGTTGCGTGCGCTGCTCTGCGATTGGTGAGCCCAAAGGTGCGGAACTTCTGAATTGGTAACAACTGTTCTCATTTTCATTCTCCTCTGCCATTGGTAATGGCTTTGAATGGTTAAGGTTGAGTGTCCAATGTTGGATGGGTTTACTTGCTAATCCAGTACTGCCAGCTTCCGCCGCGCTCGATACGCACGCATTTGGAATTAGCAAATCCGCCTGCGTTGTACCACTCACGTCTGGTGATTCTCGTGTACCCTTTGCGTTTCATCTCTCCACCTCAATGTAATAAAGATAGACTGATACTATAAATCTGTCAACATAATAATGCATAAAGTTATGCACAGGCTAAACTATTGATTCTATTCGCAAGCATCCAATATTGGACATAGCTGCATCTAGTCGGCATGAACAAAGTAAGACTGATTCTCCACGTCTACCAGGCAAATAAGCTGACCAGCTACAACGTATTAGTTATCCCTGAACGGGCAAATGCGCTAGAATCAACAGCAAATCATGGGCACAGCGCAAGTCAACGTTAGGAACACCATAGCCAAAGCTGGTGGCCGTCCAACCCGCTTTAAGATGGAAATGCTGCCACAAGTGCGCAAGGCGGCAAAGGCCGGATGCACTGAACCGGAAATAGCTGACATCATTGGTATTGATAGATCAACGTTTATCGAATGGTGCGCTCGGTATCCAAAGTTCTCCAACGCACTTCAATTAGGCAAGCAACAGGCTAACAAGCGCGTCTCTCGTGCTCTGTTCCACCGCTCTGTCGGCTATTCTCACGACTCTGTAAAGATATTCAACGACAAGGGCGAACCCGTCATTGTGCCGTATCGTGAACATATTGCACCAGATGTGAACGCGATCAAGTTCTGGCTGACGAACCGTGATCCAGAGAACTGGCAGGACAGATCAGCCGTGGACGTGACTGGAAACCTCTCCCTGGTCGCTCAAACCATCTCCTCGGCACGCCAAAGAGCACTAGCGGCTAAGTCATCCCCGCCTATCCTCGATGCCGACATGCCAAGTGAAGCCGAAGCCCAAGAGCCGGAATAGGCTTAAGGCGATGATCCTGTGAGGTTTAGTGGCGGCAGGAGGGGGTTTGTTGGCGTGTGGTGTGGCGATAAATCACCCAGAAAATACCTATAAAATCCTGAGTCAAAAATAAACCTGTTACATCTGTTACGTCCAGTGTTACACTTGTGACATGGATTTGAATATCAGGAACGTTGATTCTGTGTTGGTATCCCGGCTGAAGGGCTTGGCTGCTGACGAGATGGCGACGCTGCGTGCTGTTTGTATAGACGCATTGGAGCGGAGACTTTATGGCGGAGACAAAGTACGACGAGACATCGGTAGTGACAATCACGATAGAGCGCAAACGGATAGTGTGGAAGCAGACCAAGAACTGGAACCGCCTGCACGACGACCCCACGAGGGAAACCCAGTACGGATACATAGAAGCGGTTCTCCCTCAAATAGAGACGATGAAACTGTACGAGCAGACGGTGGGGGAGGAACAACTGAACCTGTCGGCGGTGATCGGGACGGTCAACGGCCTGTAGAAAAGAAGCACCCACCTGTATGCTGCTGCAACGCATGTCTGATTGAGAGAAAGTACAAGAGGTGCAAATGAAACTCTCAGCAATCCTTCTCTTGGCAGGGAGCGTGACCTAATGCGATATTTTCTCGACACGGAGTTTATTGAAGCAGGCCCGAAGAAGCCTGCTTCAACTCGTCAGTATCGGCATTGTGGCTGAGGACTTGCGTACTTTTTATCGCATCAGCGCAGAGTTTAACCCCGACGATGCTAGTCAATGGGTGAAGGACAATGTTTTAGCTCAGTTGGAAGATTACGAGCGCGGGTCGCTGACTCAGATTGCTGACGACGTAAGACGGTTCTGTGATCCTTCTCAATTCGGCAGGCCTGAGTTCTGGGGCTATTACGCTGATTACGATTGGGTCGTATTTGCGCAGATGTTTGGCACAATGATGGACCTGCCTAAAGGCTTCCCTATGTACTGCCGCGATCTGAAGCAATTGTGTGACGAAAAGGGAAACCCTGAACTTCCGAAGCAAGGCAAAGGGGAACACAACGCGCTTGCTGATGCTATTTGGAATAAACGCGCATACGAGTTTCTTCAGGAGCAGCCATGAAATTTCTATCCGTTCTGTTTCTGGCAGGGAGTGTGATGGGCGTGGGGCAGCAGCCATGTCCTAGCGGGTACTATCTCGATTCTGACCTGAACCAATGCTTTAAGCACACGAATTACAAATTCACGCTTCCTGCCGGGATTCCGCACGACGATTCCTGTATTTACACCGTCCATAACCCCAACGTCTTGGAATGCACAAGTTCGACGACGCCGCTTAAGTCACCTATTCCCAAGCCTCTGAAGTGCGGCAAGTATCAGCATGTCGTCCACGAAGATGCTTACTGTGGCGGTTCTGCATGTAAGGGTAATGGGCCTTGCGTATCAATAGCGGTCTGCCATCCAGAGGTCAATGAGTGTGCCGACGACATGCACCCCCTTACAGAGAAGGAGTGGCAGGAGTTGATGCAGCGAATCAAGGTGCTGGAAGATGTGGCGCATTTTGTATTGAGGCCGCAAGCTAAATAGGGCATTGGAGCAGAGGAGCAAGTGATGAGCGAGAGCAGAATTGTTGTGCCGGATGGGATGTTGACAGCGGCGATGCATGCAATAGGAATTCCCGAGCAGTACAAGCAAACGCATCAAGTCAATAAGGCGCTCGAAGCCGCTCTCCGGTGGTTGAGTGAGAATCCGATTGTGCCAACTGATGAGCAGGTCAAAGCTATTCACCATAGTGCTACAGAGGCCGCTTGCACGTCCAAAAGCATCTTGCCGTTCTTTGCTATCGAATGGCAACGCCGCATGTTCCTTGCCCCAGAGCCAGAGATTCCAGAGGACATTCGAGACTTGATCTATGGAGACGAGGTTGCGGCGACAGGACTAGTCAAAGGTGGAACGTTCGATGAGTCGAACCAGCGCGTTCTCGAAGCCTACCGCCGTGGTCAGAAATCCAAGAGCGTCTAAGATTGGACGTAAATGGCAAAGAAGAAAGATTTAGAACAAGCCCTGGCCTCTGACATCGGTGAATTTCATGCCGATCCCTATAGATTCGTTCACTACGCCTACCCGTGGGGAGAAGGCGATCTCAAGGACTACAAAGGACCGTATGACTGGCAATCACGCATACTCGCCCAAATTGGTGCGCACCTTACTAGCCAACGAAGATTTGAGCCCCTCCTTCTTGCGGTTGCTTCTGGGCACGGAATTGGTAAATCGGCGCTTGTCTCTTGGATTGCAGACTGGAGCCTTAGTACATGTGAGGACGCGAGAATCCTGGTCACGGCCAACACGGGCGATCAGTTGGCAACCAAGACCATCCCGGAAGTCAAAAAGTGGTTCTCTCGGTCGATCAACAACCACTGGTGGACCCTCGCGGCTGAGTCCATTAAGAGCGCCGACAAGAAACATGCCGACAACTGGCGCATCGACTTCCATACGTGGTCGCTAGAGAAAACGGAGGCATTCGCAGGACTTCATAACAAAGGAAAGCGCATCGTCCTTATCTTTGACGAAGCCTCCGCTATTCCCGAAAAAATCTGGGAGGTAGCCGAAGGCGCTCTGACTGACGCAGAGACGGAGATTATCTGGGTAGCGTTCGGAAATCCTACCGTCAATACCGGGCGATTCCGGGAGTGCTTCGGCAAACTTAAGCATCGCTGGAAAACAAGGCAGATCGATTCAAGGACAGTACCCGGAACCAACAAGGCACAGATCGGCAAGTGGGTGGAGGATTACGGTGAAGATTCAGATTTCTGTCGAGTTAGAGTCAAAGGCGAATTCCCCAGAGCAGGATCGTCTCAATTTATTGCTTCAGATGTTGTTGCGCTCGCAAGAAGGCGAGACGTGGGAGATCAGGCTAAGGCATTCAAAATCCTATCGGTGGATGTTGCTAGATTCGGTGACGATGAGTCTGTCATCGGATTCAGACAAGGACTTGTATATAGGATTATCGAACGCATCCGAGGAGCAGATACCATGCAAATCGCCATGCGAACCATGCACTTCACCCGCATCCACGAACCACGAGCCTTAGTTATCGATGGAGATGGTGTAGGTGGTGGGGTAGTTGATTACATTAACCTTCACTTTGCTGAATGGATGAAAGTTCGCCCTTATTTCAAGCTCAAGGAGTTCCACGGAGCCGGGTCTGTAGCCGACAAGTCGATGTACTACAACAAACGCGCCGAGGTCTGGGGGCTGATGCGCGACTGGCTGGTTACAGGGTCTATCCCTGACGATCCGGAGGTGGAATCCGACCTTACCGGACCCGAGTATTTCTTCTCCAGCAAAAACACGATCCAACTGGAATCGAAAGAGGACATGAAAAAGCGAGGTCTGTCCTCACCTGACATCGGGGATAACCTCGCCATGACCTTTGCGGTGATGCCGGAACGCCAGACTAGGGATGAAGCCTTCCGGGAATCCTTGGAAAAGGAACAAGACCCGATGCAGCGCCACTTTATGTTGTTAGCGGAGACGGAAAGACGTAAAAAGGCAGCGCAGCCGAAAATGTACTGGCAATAAGGAGACAGATGGATCAGGAAAATCTGCTTTGTAATCTGTGCGGTAAGAAGTTGATTCCACGCAAGAGCGGAGAATCTACGTCATGGGATTGTCCGAAACATGGATCGCGCATATTGGATACGAAGGTTTTGGGGTCGAGGGATGCTGCTCACTGAGGAGCAAAGGTGAGCGGATGTGCTTTAGCGCGTTTCGAGGCTCCTTGCTCAGTATGGACGACCCCAAACATTAAATCTGCTTGACGTAGCAGGGAAAAGGGGATTTAGTTATGATGATGACCCTCAACAAGATGGTTCAGTGGTTCCGCTACCACGTGCGTGCCTTTCTGGGCACCGATGTACTGCCTACCCGCCTTGAACTCATCGCATTTCGCAAGTCTATCGAGAAGAATCATCGTCAAGTGCTCGAAATTCTCTCAAAATCTAAATCTCAGGCCGAAATTGACTACAAAGTGAAGTCTTTTATGGCCCCCACTCTCGATTGGGAAAACGTGCAGCGCCTGGAACTCGCCAATATGCAAAAGGAAGTCTTGAAAGAGGGCTAAACAAGTGGAATCCTTCTGGCGTCGTAAGCGGATTGAGCAGATGAGGATTGAAGAGGCAGAAGCATTAGAGGGTTTGGCGTCGGATGTGGCGGCTCATATAGCCAAAATGACACCAATGATCGAAGCCCTCAAAGAAAAGCAACGCATTGAGCCGGAAATCGATGGTTGTGACCGGAATTTTCTCGAATCGCTCAAAGTTCTCTGGTAATTGAAAGGAAATCATGGCTTTTCCAGCAAAAGACGGCAAGAAGTACACCAATGCTGATACCGCTCGCTCTCATGGCGGAATTATGAAGGAACCAGCGCCTCAACCCGAGCAGCAGGGACCACCGCCCATCGAATCCGACCCTGAAGCCATGCAATGCGTCCAGATTCTTCAGCAAAAGGGATATACGGCTGATGACGTGGAGCAGGCTATGGGCCAGAGCGAGCAATCTGAGTCCGGACAGCAGGAACCGCCAGCTATGGGAGGGATGTAATGCCACTTCCCCGCTACACTCCCGGAACCGGGAATCTTGGTGCCGCGCAGCCTGTTCTCGATGATCTTGGGAGCGCCTATAACAAGGGCGTGGACTTCTGGAACAACCCTGGCGCTGGAATCAGGGGAATGCTTGGTATTCCCGAATCTCCCGCTACCCATCAGGGGGCAATCCAGCAGATGAACAAGCATACCAACTCCCACGCCAACGATGCGGCCAATCAGTCATTCCAGCATCCGGTTCAGATGCAGGCACCTCCTAACCCCGTGGTGGCACCGCCCCGCAGAAAGCCGATGATGTAATGGGGGACAAATGCTATAACTGCGACAAGCCCATCCCATCGGAAGCGCAGTTGCTGAGTCCTGCCTATAAGCCCTGCTGCGATCACATGCGCGACGTGATTGTATTGCTGGCAAACCCTGAATGGCGCAAGTCGCATGGAGTGAGAGATGCCGTATAGGTCACTGGCACAAGAGCGGTTTTTCCACGCGAAAAAGGACGCACTCCAGAAGCAAGGGGTGAATGTAAGCGAGTGGGATAATGCCAGCAAGGGAATGAATCTGCCTGAAAAGAAGGCTCCACGGCGTAAATCGGTATCGACGTTGAACGGAAAGTAAATGGCTACGACAATCAATGCTCCCGCCGCTCTTACGCCTCTGAAGTTTCCGCAGGGTTACGTTCCGGGCAAATTCGCTCCATGGCCCTGTTCCGATCAGCCTATCTATGGGCCTGACGAGCTAGGCGAACTCATCTCGGTCATCAACGACCTCTCAGACAATGTAGCCAAGTGCGATTCCGCCGCCCGTATCTGGGAAGTGCTTCAGGCATGGGAGATGCGCCTGTTCCGCAGGGGCTATCACTTCCTGAACTGCGGATTCAAGGGCTGGTCGATGTACGGCGCTTCAGCCAACTCCGGAGCATCGCAGTTGACCATGCAATCCGGGAACACCATGAAACTGTTCCCCTGCAACGTCATCGGCGCTCGTCACAAGAAAATCACCGCCCTGCTCTCCCGTGAAGTTCCGGGGATGACGGTAACTCCGGTAGAAGACGAAGACCCGATGGACCAGACCGCTGCCGAGGAAGCAGAGAAGTTCCTTGAAGTCTTTCTCTATCAGGCAAAACTGAAAGCTCTCGTTACCAAGGTGGCTGGCTACTTCTGTACCGATGGCAGAGCAGGGTTGCTCACCTATACATGGGCCGACCAGACGCAGTGGGGAACTGAAACCCCCATGCGCGATCAGTTGTCCTTTGGTATGGAAGAGCCGGACGGCGTAACGCCTGAGACGGAGATGGATGGGGGTCCAGCATCGGACGAAACCCCGGCACGCAGAGAAATGAGTTTGGCTGGAGGGAAGCTCGAATGGAAAGTTCCCATCATGGCAGACGAGGAAGCGGAGATGCCTTGGGCGCGGTACTCCCATGAGGTATCTGATAATCGTCTCAAGGCCAAATACCCGTGGATCAGGTCCAAGATCACGTCAAGCACGGTATCGGATGGCGCTGACCAGCTTGACCGGATGGCTAGGATCAATGTTCGTCTGGCTATCCAGACATCATCCTCGGCAGGAAGCACCCGGGGAAATCAGGCTACCGAATCCGTAACTTTCTACCAGCCATCGGAGTATGAGTCGATTGCCGACGAGAATATCCGGGCGATCTGGTATCAGACCTTTCCGGATGGGTTGGAAGTATGGCACGCTGGAGGTCAGTTCGCTTTCTGTAGAAATGCAAGGATGTCCGATCATGTCAAGATTGCCCATCCTTCCCCCGGAGACGGGCAGAACCGCGAAGCCATCCTTACTAACTACCTTCCTTTGCAGAAAGTGCTCAATGCGAACATCTCCTTGGGCGACAGATACTTCCGTGCGGCTGTAGCGCGTAGATTCGCCAAGGCCGGGACTATCAATACTGACCTCATCAACGCTCAATCAAATGACCCCGCTAACATTACAGAGGTCCAGCTTGGAGACGGAGAATCCCTTGCCGACATTACCAGCGTCGAATCAGTCCCTCAACCAAACTCCTCACTCTTCGAGTTCATCCAGTGGCTCATACAGGGCGGTCCCGAGGCTATGGACGGCGGCTCACCTGCGGCCTTTGGGGATGTGGAAACAAGCTCCGAGGATAGAGGGTTTGTGGGAACCGCAAGGCTCCGGAGAGATCAGGCCCTGCAAGTGTTCTCTATGCCTTGGGCGGCAATCTGCGAAATAGTGTGCTGCATCTCGCAACAGGCTATCGAATCAGCGGCCAAGAACAGAATCTCGGACATCTCCGCTTCGCTGCCGGGACAGAAGAAACTCAAGATTGAAATAGGCAAATTGCAGGGTTCGGTTCTGGTGCAGCCCGAGTCACTGGAAATTCCGCAGACCATGGCCGAGCAGGAAGAACAGATGGCAGGGCTTATCGAGCAGTCCGCCAACGTAGCTCTCTATGGCGCGATCATGAATGACCCACGCAATCTTTCCGTGTTCTCTACCTTCCCATCTCTCTCCAAACTGGAGATACCGGGAGCTAACGACGTAGCCGACCAGCAGGGCGAATTTGAAATCCTGATGAAGTCCGGCCCTCTGCCTAACCCTCAGTACGAGCAGGTACAGGCGCAACTGACTCAAGGGCAGACCGACCCTGAAGCACAGACTCCGGAAGGACAGGCGGCAATGCGGCAGGCGCAACAGGCATTGCAGCAGATTCCGCAGATGATTTCGACGGTTCCCGTGGCCAAGGACACTTCGGAAAACCACGCTATCCATGCTGCCATCACGCTCGGCTTCCTGACTTCGCCCTCCGGGCGGAAGCTGAAGTACGGCAATGAGCAGCAGCAGCAAGTGTTCCAGAACTTCCTGACTCACTGGAAAGAACACATGGATATGGCGCAGAAGCTCACGCCTCCAAAGGAACTGGAGTTCAAGGGTACGGTATCGATTGACCCATCGAAGTTCCCGCCACAGGCACAGGGCAAGATGTTCCAGGCAATGGGCCTTGAGGTTCCACCGGATTCGCTGGAGCCGGAAGACCAGACCCATGAAGTGATTCAGGAAAAAGAGGGAGTCGATGCACAGGGTATTCCCACCAAGACCAAGGTTTCAGTAGCAGGCCAGCCGTTACGTTAGGAGACAGCAATGAAGATTGAGAAGCATTGGGATAGATTTAGCTTCATGTTTATGAAGTGCCAATGGTTCAGGTTGATTCCAAATATGACTAGGATTAGGAAATCAGAAGCCTTCTCCTATTATCAGAGTTTCAGTATTTCCTTCCTTTGCTTCTGGGTGATGATAACTTTCATCGGTAAGCGCATCAAGGAACCTTGGGAAATTGAAGGAACCTATGAATATAACCAAAGGAATCAAGGAATCGCGTAGGAGACAGGGAGACAAATGGACGGATTTGATGCGGTAATCGACCAGCCCGAAATCGGGGCAGAGGAAGTCGTACAGGAAGCACCTGAACAGCAAACGCAGGAACAACCCGAACAGCAACCCGGAGAGAGCGATAACAAGTTCTCGAAGCGCTTCTCTGACTGGCTGAAGACCACGCGGGACACCGCAACCGACCCTGAGATTCAGAAGTTTGCGCGGTACGGCAAAGACCTTGAAGGCCGGGATAGGCTTCTTCGGGAACTCTACCCCGAGGGTGTCAGCAAGGTACGGGAAGTCAAAGCTATCCTTGATGGCCTCGAATACGGGGAAGCCAAGGGCGTAGACGCCATATCCGCGATTCAGGACCAGATCAAGGATTACGAGCAGTCGGATGAGCTTCTGGCTTCGGGCAACGAAAAGGTGTGGGATTTATTTGGGCCAGAGTTCGATGACGGACTAGCTAAACTGGCTCCATCATATCTGAATCGTCTCCAGCAATCTAAGCCGGAAGCGTATTCAGAAACTATCCTTCCGCATCTGGTATCCGCACTACGAGTATCGCCGCTCGTCTCCGAGTTCAACGGCATCGTGGATGTGCTCAACCAGGAACCGCCTGCGTGGCTGACCCCCGACCAGAAGACGAACTGGATCAACGACAAGCTGCAAAACGTCATCAAGCACGCGAACGGTATGGCTGCGTGGCTGAATGCGCAGGATCAGGCGGTAAAAGGGAAGACGGTCCCGGGGGTAAACGGGCGTCCACCGCAGCAGGACCAGTTACAGCAGGAACGTCAGCAGATTGAGAATGAAAAGCGGCAGATGTATTGGGATAAGAACATTCATCCTAAAACAACCGCCTTTGGCGAGCAGCGTTTTCAGGAACTATTCAAGCCCTACGCTAATCGGCTCAAACTAGACCAGCCAGCAATGGATGGATTAAAGAGGGCATTTCTGACAGGCGTAGTCAACAAACTGAGCGCCGATAGGCAATATGTTACCCAGCTATCCCGCTATCAGAAGCAGACCAGCCCCGATGGAGCGGTAGTGGTTAATCTGGCTAATGTGAACTTCGATAAGCACGCAAGGGGAGTTCTTGAAGCACTCATAGATGAACGAGGCTATCGCAAGTTCATGCAGCAACGTCCGATGTCATCTCCTCCCGCACCGCGCACACCCAATGGAACCTTTGCGCCTGCCAACGGACCCAAGGTGGTATCGGTAAGACCGCCAAACGGGGAAATCGACTTTCAGAACACGCCTACCGACTGGCTGATGACCAAGGCTGACGGAAGCAAGCAGTTCCGAATGAAGGACGGAAGTATCCGGATTTTCAGGCCGAATCGATGAAGTAATTGACATTCAAAGGGATTAGCGGTTAAATCGGTTTCCAATCCAGCGGTAATTCCATTGCGCATGTGATCATGTCGTAATTCAAGTGCAGGAAGATGCGCCGCGATAGCTTCCGTCCGTCGGGGAAACCAATAACAGTTACCTCATTCGGAACTTTGACCTTCGCAGGGCCGTTGTGCGTTGGGTCCTCCTGATACTCGATAATAAAGGCGTGGGTCACCACGGGACTGTCATTCACAAGAATGCACACATCTCCGCGCAAGGTTACAAGAGCTTTTTTGGTTACGGACGCGATTGCTGTTTCTTCAACTTGGCCTGACATTTTGTCTCCTTAGGTTGAGGTTGATAAATCGGTGGGGTGCTGACTGTGTAAACCACATTGTTTGTACCTGTTGTGAAAGTCTGCCATTGTGTAGGCTGGACTGGCGCTGACAACTTCTCTTCGCAAAGGTTATTAAGGCTGAACCGTGGTCCACGCAACTTTCGCCACTCGGGCAGTTCAATCATTAACGCGCCATGTACTTGGTCGGTAAGACGTACAGTAATGCGCTTCATGGTGTCAGTGTGACACCACTTAGGCGTCATGTAAAGCTATTTATTTGATATAATGAGGCATCGGGTGCGCAAACACCCAGTCATTCGACTATCGGAGGATGTCCGAGATGCCTCAAGAGCAATCTTACCTTGGCTATGTCTACCTAATCGGTTCCCAGAAATACGGTTGGTACAAAATAGGAAAATCCAAGAACGCAAAAATTCGGGTATCCGACATTGGGATTCTGTTGCCATTCAAAATTGAAGTGTTCGCCATCTGGGGAACCTCAAACGAAACTATTCTCGAATCCGAAATGCACAAAACTTATGCCGGTAAACGCATCAATGGCGAATGGTTTGGTTTGAGGACTCAAGAAGCCAAAGACCTCATTAAGGCGATGACTGTTTATCCGAGCACACTCATCTACGAATACGAGTATGGGATAGGCGATAGATTCCTTCCGTCGAACATGGAAAGAGACAGGGAGTTTGGAAATCGGAAGGGGTTCAACACGCTCAAGTCGAAAGCGTTTATGAATGCGCGATACGAATGGTGCGCGGAGAACGGCCTAGACCCGACCTTAAAAGAGAACAAGAAAGCATCAAAAGAGGCATCACTAGAGATGGGGAGCGGTTCATTAGGCATTTAAAGGCTTTACATTTGGAGAACAAAGTAGTATTCCAATAGACAACACCCGTCAGGTACTACCCGATTCCAGGTCGGACGGACTAATGACCGTAAACTGGCTAAATCCTGACTGATTGAGATGTGGAGACACACGCACGGGGCGCAAGCTCGCGTAGCTCATTTCTCAGGACGGACACCATGGCTCTATCCACAGAATTAGCAGCCGAAGCAATTGAACTTGAAGCGTTTGTATCGGATATTCCGGACCTTCAGGCGAAATTTGATCGGCTTCAAACCCGTATCAAAAAGGGAGCCACTACAAAGCAGTGCTCCTTTGAAACCAACCGTGGGGGCGTTCAACGCGCTCCTTTCTGGGCATCTGCTCGCGTTCAGGGCGGCGCTCCGATTCAACAGTTCGGCAATGACACAGCAACCACCGCTCCCGCCTACGGACGCGGCTCGGCTGGCAAGTACGTTTCGATGGCGGCCAGCCCGGTTCGGTTTGTCTCCATCTGCGAAATCTCCAACATGGCGAACTACGCGACAGACGGCAAGGAACGCGGTCTGGTTAAGTTCTCCAAGGAAGAGATGAACAAATCCCTTCTGGCGCATGACAACGGCATCGAAGCCCTCCTGAACCGTGACGGCTCGGGCACCATCGATTCCGTCGTGACGCCATCCTCGGGTTCCGGCTCCGCTGGTCCGGCATTCTCCTATGTCGTGACCAACAACGCTGCATCATTCGTAGATCAGCAGGTAGTATCGGTTCTCCCTTCGGTGGGCGGAACGACACGCGGCACCTTTACCATCTCCTACGTCGATCCGGTTGCGCAGCGGCTCTATTCGGCTGATGCTCTGCCTTCGACGGGCGGTGCGACGGCTGCGGGTGACTTGCTGGTGGTTCAGGGCGCGACAGGCGCGGCTGGCTCCTCGGTCTATGGCAAGGATTACTGGATTCAGAACGGAAACGTCGGCACCAAGGCTGGTATCGACATCTCGCAGTATCCGGGCCGCTTCTCGACTCCTACCATCAACTTTGGCGGATCGGGAACCATTGTCAATTCCACAGCCCTGCGGGTTCAGTCCATTCGTATGCGTGCGATGGGCGATGACTACGACAAGCAGGAGAAGGCGTTCTGGTACGGCAACCCCGTGCAGGGCGTGGCTCTGGCTGGCAACTACTATGTCCCGGGCAGAACCGATCTCGACAATGGCGGGGATACCGTTCCCGACGTTGCCAAGCGGTACATGCAGGACAAGTGGGCTGGCGAGGAAGTCTGCTGGTCCTCAACGTCCGAACCTGGACGCTTTGACCGCATCGTTCCCTCGTCCTTCACCTTCGGCGAACTCTACGAGACTCGCCTGCATGAGTGGACACCAGGCAACACCGTAGCAGCGGTTCCCGTAAACGACGGCGGTGGGAATACGTACTATGACAGCACCATGTTTGCCTACGAGACCGCCTTCAACTTACTATGCCCTGAGATGAAAGCACAGTTCTATATTCAGGGTTTACCGACACCTGCTGACGCATAGCTAACCCCGTGGGCGGCGGGTAATCCGCCCAATGTAACGGAGACAGCAATGGAGACATTTCCGATTCGCCCTCTCTTTGATCGTGTGATCGTGAGGGAAGTACCGATTGAGGACTACTACGAGCAGTCAGAGCATGTTGCCGTAGA